GTTGGATACACATTAGATCAAAGTGGAGAACAGACAGAATGAGTGGTTCAGAAACCGAGTCTACATACTATTGTCCATCATCATCATGAGCTTGTCCGCATCCTATGACTATTACTCAGTCAAATGCATCAAGACAATCAACTCGGAAGACGATAGGATATTGGATTTGCCAGTGGGGAAGTTCAAGCCTGCCGGTTGCTTGGGGTCTACCGATACGTCTCACTCTGCCATGTCGTTGATGCATGTGGATGTCACAATCACTCGGTTTTCCTCAATCGAAGAGTTAAACGGCGAGGTTGTCTTTAATTATGAGAGCTTGGATAAGTCCAAGTTAACGACTCAGAAAGAGTCAGAGGTTATGAGATTGTCTGTGGTCCAGTCAAAGATCAACATAACGCTTTTCGAACTCCCGGACATAGGGGAACACGCTCTCATGTACACTCCGAAAGCCACTTACGCTACGGAAAACATAGAGTATTTGATAAAGCCGATGATGAACATATTGTCCAAGATAAAGTTTAAGCCCAGGTTTATCGATATCAACTTCAACTTGTTCAAGTCTATCTCTTCCCCTACCTCAATCTGGAAGCAATTGGATGCGGATTTGGAACTCCCGGTCGAGTCCAACTTGGCTTTCTCTGGCTCTGTGGGTGCGTTATACGCAGTCAAATCCACTGAGTCATTCACAGCGTCAGGCTCTTTGGCAGAGATAAAGGACAGCGCTTTGAAACCGCAAGAGGTATTGTTAAACGTAATCCGGTGGAGAGGGTTGCCCTCGATGGACGAGCTTTCGTCATTGCTAGACCATAAGTGTGTGGTCCGCTACAACGGCTACATCATCGTGCCCAAAGCCTGTGTGAAAAGCACTAAGATAATGTTTTCGGGCGTCAACAAGATAACTATACCCTTGAACAAAGAGAATAAGTATTCGAAGACGTTCGTCAAGATCAAGATGACGGGGTATCAGAAAAGCAAGAAGTGGGAGGTATTGCCTTTCGTTTACGAAAAGGAAAAGATTGCTAGAGGCTTACAGAAAAAGCCCAAGTATAAGAGCACGATAACGGATACGACAGTGTCAAAGACTGCGACATCCATAAGGTCACAGAGGAAGCCAGCCAAATTGACAGTCGAGTTCATAGACTCTTACTTCCGCGCTAGGCATGACATGATGCATCAGGCAGTCTGTGACTGTTTCGGAGTCCCCATGACTCGGGAAAAGGAATTCAAGGAGACATTCGACCTCACAGTCCATATCCCAGGCTCTAACAGAACCCCTGACATTGTCATTTCGAAAGTCGAGACCGAGGAGTCTATCTGGGACTCATTCTTGAACAAACTCGCAGGGAATTTCTACTACGAAGACCTTGACATCAGCACAGTCACTCACTTAGTGATGGACGTTTCGGTATCGTCAGACACCGAGGCATCCGCAATAAACAAGCTAGCGATTTACTCTGCGATTTGCGATAGGATCAACGAAACGACGAACTACAACTTGTTGTTCTTGCCGATGCCTTTCTCAGACTCAAACCATGAGATCCCGTCTAACACTGTCTGGAGCGACTGGCAATTGTCTATCTTGAGGGATCAGGCAATGTTAGTCGTAAAGTATCACCAAATGATCAAGAAGATGAAGAACTATTACGTTCACGCAGCGACAGTGTTTACGAAAGAGTCTGAGTCAATATCAATGGATGACTTCAACACACTCATATCCCCTCAGGCGGTGGATTCGATCAAGACAACGTTCGAGAAGATGAATCTCCAAGTCACAGAGGAAGAGGAATCGGAGATGGACAACTTCTACATGAGCGACAAGGATTGCGAAGAGTATTTGGCAAAGTACCGGAGTGAGATACTGAATCTGTTTAACAACATCATAGAGAAGGGCGCGGGGGAAGACGAATTCACTGACATTATGCAACACAAGTTTTTCAAGGGTGCGACTTCGGATGAGATAGTGGAGGCGGTTAAGGAAGTGACAAACTCTTTGTACAACGAACGGGAAGTGGAAGGCTCTGACACAGTCAAGATCCCAAAGTTCCACAAAGAGCCTAGGATTGTGAGCTCGGATTCCAACAACACAATCACCAAGGATGAGCTATTGTACACCTACATCGAATACTGTGACATTCACAACTACATAGAGTCTGACCCATGGGAAAACGATGTGTACATGATAAAGAACATGCCTAGGATTGAGTTTCAGGTTAGCCCTGAGGCAGACAATACGATAGGCCTTTCCTTGAGCTCAGAGGCAGAGGATAGGGCTCAGTCTGCGATAGACGAGATGTTTGACGTTAACATCAACTATCCCGACAAGTATTTGGAATACAAGATGGAATACTTAAAGAATATCGAAGACGAGCAGCAAAAGATTTTCACTGAGAAGATGTTCGAGTACAACATAACGAAGATCGCTTTCTGGAAGGAACAGTTAGCCAAGGAGATTTGCTACAACTGTGGGAGAAGGTTCGACGAGGACGTATCCGCAGGGTGCATCAGATTGGTTGGCCCTTACATTTTGGTTATGTCTAGCGGAAAGAACTTCAAGAGGGAGAGCCAAGCGTTTTACAAGATCATTGCCCCGTTCAACTTGCTCTCGGGAAGGGTAGACACTATGCATGAGTATACCCCGATCAAAGAGAATTCGAGATGGTGCGAGACAAAGTGGTTGGCAGCGAACTACAACGACCTTGAGGTCAACATCACGCTAGTGGGAAGGCTACTCACTACGTGGACCCACTTGTTTTCGTCTCACATTTCCACAACGAGAATGAGCATGGCTGCGGCAACGGATCACAAGAACTTCATCACAGAGAGCCAGAAGGACATATTGGCAATCATGATGGAAGCCAAGAGGGGGACCACTCGCGCCTGCCAACTGAACAGGTATTTGCATCACGGAACGATGTCGTATATGTCTGACAAAGCCGGCTTGGTTAAGAACATAGGGAAGGAGCCGATTAGGTCAGCGATGCACGCAAGGGTCGTCTCAAAGCAATTGTATTACGCGTCGACGAAGCTAACGGATTTCGCGAACATACAGAAGAGCCTAATCGAAGAGATCCACCTTAACAGTTCGGAGAGCGGCAACGATAGGCATATGATACCGGCAATCTTCGGGGATGGCTCAGAGATGATCGAACTGGCTGAGATGATGAATGAGAATTACGCCGGCAACTTGTTTAACTATAACGCAGGGTTTATCTCTCACAGGTCCAAAGAGATCATGGACAAGATGGCAGAAGACGAGCGGAAGTTCAGAACGGATTTCAAAAAGTCTAAGAGTGACTATTTGGGGAAGATAGACGATCTGAAGAAGTTCTGGGCTGGCGAGAACAACTACGGGAAGTTTGACAGAAAGTTGGCGTATGTCGCAGGGCACTTCTTCAACAAGAAGTTTATGTCAAACGTAGACAATTCCTCATTGCGCAACGTCTTCTTTGAGAACTTGACTGAGATAGCCACTTTGAAACGCTTGGTGTATGAGACTCCGGTGGCGCATGGGGATCAGGAGCACGGTTTGAACCAGGAATCGAAAGACTTTGCCTACTGCTCTATCAGGGACCTAATCGAACAGACCGGCTGTTCCTATGTGAGCGAGCTGGTCAATGTCATAGGGGCTTGCAGAATGTATTTCGCAACGTTTCCGAAGGCCCAGCACGGCGGCCCTAGGGAGATCCAAATGCAATCGAGGTTGAATCGCGCATTCTTTAGGTTATCGGAAGAGTTTTGGGGCTACTTGTGCAAACTGAACCCCAGTGAGATGATGGTTAGGGGTGACACAAAGTTCTTCATACAAGCCAACATGAAGTTCAAGATGATGTCAGAGAGAGGGTCTCAGGAATGGACTTACCAGCTGTTTGCGGCAAAGAACAAGGACAACTCACACTGGTCCCCTGCGTGGAACATGATGTTGACGATCTACTTCATCAAAGGCCTTAGGTTACCGTATAACATAGAGGCTTTCTTGATCAACCACTGTAAGGCTGTGTTGGGGAAAGTCATTGGCTTGCCCCCCTCGCTAGAGAAAAAGTGGTCCGAAAAGCCATACGATCAGACTGAGACATACAGCGAGAACTTGGCTTGGCTAGAGCAAGAGTACAAGAAACACGGCTCGGCCCTCAATTTCATATTGGGCTTCGTCCAGGGACAGAACGGGAAAATGTCTAGCGTAGTCCACGTCGCAGCCTGGAGCCTCGCGGAACTGATAATGTCTAGGACTACGTTTGACGATCAGGTCGAGATCACCCAAGAGGCACAGATCTCCAGTGACGATAGCACAGAGTACTTCGTCTTCAGATACAACGAGGCAAAGTATATGCACAGGGCTGTCTTATTCAACCACATCGTCAAGTGGGTTGTGTTTATCGGAGTCAATATGCATGAGAACACGAAGAAGTCAGGGTTTGGGTTCGTCATGCAGGAATTCAATTCCTGTTTCATGATCGGAAAGAGAACGTTATTGCCAACGATAAAGGATACGTTCACGGCATGCTCAGTCCCAGACTTAACGATACCGGAGGACGCAGTGAAGATCATAATCTCAAACGAAAAGAGATTGATGGTGTCAGGGGCAATGTTGTGGACACACACGGCGGCAAGGGTCTACAACCGCTTGTTCTTGCTGGATGTCTATTGCGTTGACAATATGGCAAAGAAAACCATGCTGAGCCACTTGGGGTTAGAGCCAGAGGATGAGGACTTGCTTCCGGTCCACGCAGGGTGTTTGCCTGTCCGAGACATATACGAGAGCTTGATCTGTGGGGCTGACTACTACATGCACAAAGCGAATAGCCTGAACAGTTTGACAGACTCGAAGAACAAGTACAACACACTCATCAAGTTTTACAAAAACATCTACTCTGCCGACATCGATAACATAGACCAATCCCTTAGGACACCCATGAGCTCTGACTCAGAGGTTTTCGGAAAGGTTTACGCGAAGCTACCCACGAGGACAGACTCTATGCTTACGAACCTGAAATCGAGGTACTCAGTCAATGTGGATGCGGAGGTGTCAAGGGCCGAGGATGACTTTCACCATCTCCTCGGCACAATGACCAACGCTGAGGATTGCTCGCTGAAATTGAATCAGAATCTCTTGGTGTCTGGGACATTCTACGAGTTTAGGGATTCGGTATTCGTCAACTCACTCGTGAGGGCTTTGTCTGCCGCAGGCAGGGGGGTTAGGATATACGGCACCTCCAAGATAGACGTAGAGTACAACCAACACTCCTTGACTGACTTTGTGTGGTTCATGTCGTATTGGACGCCGAAGCCCATTTCGTTAGACCACCTCCCAAACGCAATGATCTGCAACAAGATGTTCGCATGGACAATCTCAAAGAAGCCGAACAGGTCGACGTGCAACTTGGACATAGAGGTCTACGCCCACCATAAGTACAGGAGAGTGACATTCAGCACGATGATGCTAACCTCAAAGTTAAGCGCGTACGATATCTACAAGTATATGTGCGGGGACGAGGCTTTCTCTCACTCAAGGATGAGGTCAAAGATAAACAGCCTCAGCATGCATACCGGCATCAATTTCGATAGGAATTACGATGCGGTGGCCTATGAGCTATTCCACTTCTCAAAGACCCCGAGGTTGATGTTGTGGAACTACATCACATCGTACTTGAAGATCACAACCTACAACTCAGTGGACATGGCATTCGAAAAGCCAGACTCCGGCAGTATCACATCCAATCTCTCGACCATGTACGCATACCGAATGGATCCGAGAGGCGTAGTGAGGTTGTATAACACAGTGGCAACCGTTGAGAGTGACGAAATCCAGTCCATAGAGAATATGCTGACGTTGACGACAAACTTCAACACTTTGAAAACGTTGTCGTCTTACATTTCGCCAGAGATATGCGCTGTCGAAACCACAATGACAAGCGAAACGCACACCAAGCACATAATGTTGAACACAATGGTCAACATAATCAATGGCAGTGACTCAAACCAGATATGGCAGTCAATGTCATTGTGCCCGAGATACAGCTTGGTCAAGAAATTCTACAAGGAAAAGACAGCCCATATCGCAGGCGCCGGGTCAGACTTCTTGGCATTGATAGACGAAGGGCTGGGGACTAGGTCTGAGATATACTTCTCGAAAGACCCAAGCAAGGAGGCATACTTAATGCTCAAGGAAGTGCTTCAGTTGGAGTATAGGACTAACAAAATCGTAACGAGTGACTTGGGCCATGTGACAAACTTGGACGGCGTCAACGTCAGTGTCTACAGGTTGATGTTGAGGTCAAACATCTCGACTAGGATGTGGTTGAGCACAAAGAGAAACTTTTGCAAGTTGATCGTGGAAGTCTCTCTGACTAGGCATTTCAAGCCGATAAACTTCGCCATTTTCAAAACGGTCTTGAAACCGAAGCCGGTAAAGAACAAGAGAGTGATATCCATTCCGAGCTTCGAACACAACATCGCACTCAGAGCCCTAATGGATCCGACAGTGATAGACAACAACATGATCCTTTCCGTCCTGGCTCAGAAGATGGAATCGCAGACCTTTGACGCAATAAAATCGTTGAT